AAGCCGCAATTGTCGGCGAAGGCGCACAGAAGCCCGCCGGTGATGCGGCACTCACTTCCGTGACAATCAAGCCGATTAAATTTGTGTATCAGCACCGCGTCACGGATGAATTTATCCGTCTTTCCGAGGAGAAGCAGATTCCGTATCTCCGCACCTATGCGGACGGTTTTGCAAAGAAAATTGCACGCGGTATGGATATTGCGGCAATGCACGGTGTCAATCCGGCGACCGGCAGCGCATCCGCGATCGTCGGCACAAACAGTTTTCAGGGTACTGTGACCGATGCGAGCCACATCATCACGTACAATTCCAGCACACCGGATGACAATATTGACGCAGCAGTCGGTGCAATTCAGACCAGCGACGGCATTGTAACCGGCATTGCAATGGCTCCGGCAATGGGCGCGGCAATCGGTGCAATGAAGATGACCGATTCCGGCGCGGCAATGTATCCGGAATTCCGTTTCGGCGGCAATCCGGCGGCATTCGGCGCACTTGCATCCGACATCAACAGCACGGTTGCATTCGGTACAAATCAGAAGCTCCGTGCGATTGTCGGTGACTTTGCAAATGCGTTCAAATGGGGCTATGCGGAGAATATCACGCTGGAAATTATCCAGTACGGCGATCCGGACGGTCAGGGCGATCTGAAGCGCACAAATGAAATTGTTCTGCGTTCCGAAGCATACATCGGCTGGGGCATCCTTGATGCGAACAGCTTCGCGCTCATCAAGGTAAACCCTTGACGGCTCCCGCTGCACAGCCTGAAACAGCAGGGAGCAAAGTATTCGGGCATACGGTCAGTACCTTGCAGACCGGCATTACCGTGACCGGAAACGCAATCACCGGCACGCTGAAATACTGCGATTCCGGCGCACTTGCAACCGACTGGGGCGCGGGCAATTTCCTTGTGCTGAAATTCCCTGACGCGGACATTGAAAACAGCACGGTCAAGGTCGGTCTGGAGCCCTCCCAGGGCAGCGGGCTGGTCGAGCTGGATGCAGACAAGAACGGCGTCTTCAAGATCACAGACAAACTCCGTCAGAAGTTCTGCGTGCAGGTCACAAAGGACGGCGAGACAGTCACCCAGCGTTATGATCTGTCCGGTTTGACCTGTGAAACGGAGTGATCGGAATGGGTACAGTTTATGCGTCCGTCGCTGACATTCTCGCAATCGGGCGCACCCTGACCGCGCAGCAGCAGGAGGCGGCGGAGGTACTGCTTGCGCAGGCATCCGCAAAGCTCCGTGTCACAGCGCGGAATTATCACAAGGACATTGACGCAATGATTGCTGATGAAACAACCGGAGAAGATTTTGCACTTGCAGTCAAAGCAGTGATCGTGAATGCGGTCTGCCGTGCGATTGACAGTGCAAATGCTGCGCCGGTTTCATCGGAAACACAGTCGGGACTTGGATATTCCGCATCCGTGACGTATGTCAATGCCGGTCAGGATTTATATTTTCTGCGCAATGAACTGCGTGATTTGGGGTTAAAACAACAGCGGTACGGCGCAATTGAGGTGTATTGATATGCAACTGATAAAAGGCACAAGCATTATTTTGTATACCGGAAATGAAACCGAAACCGTTGAAAATGTACTGATTGGAGAACCGTCCGGCGGCGGATATACACTCGGCATTCCGAAAGGTGACGCGCATAAATGGGCTGACCGGAAAATCGGATTTTTCGGGGAACTCTGGCGCACGGTCGGCACACCGATACAGGGCATTGAAGCAAATATTCCGCTTTGCTGGCACAAGAAAATCCGCGCAGAACCGCTGAAAATCACAGGAGCCGTCACCATTTATTCCGCAAATACATACACGCGGCATTTCATCGGCGGCGTATTTTATACCGATCTTCGCGGCGAAACAGTGCAGAAAACCGGCGCACAGAATGCCGGTGTTTTATTCGTGCATCTGTACTGCGTAAACAACGTATATACGCCGAAAACAGGAGATATTGTTGTGCTTGGTGACTGTCCGGTCGAAATTGCAAATGCAGCTGAACAAACCGTTTCACAGGGTGTATCTGCATTGCGTGCATACAATCCAGCCGTTATCCGCACCGTCACTGCGGAAACAATCGGCATTGCACCGGATTACAACATTGAAGCGAGGTGAGCGGCATGACCGTCAATCTGATTCTGTATCCGTCAGCACTCGCAGCACGAAAAATCCGGCTTGCAAAAGCGCAGAAATACGTTGATTCCGAGTGCATTACCAGAATGACACCGTTTGTTCCGGTTGCAAAATACTTTTGGCATCATGCGGGAAAACTGCGCGATTCGGCAGAAAATCCAATGCCCGGAGTCATCATTTATACAGCACGTTTTGCCCGCAGCGATTATTATGCGCACAAACGCCATCAACCGCCGTTCGGAGGAAATCCGCAGGGGCAGCGTATGTGGTTTGAGTACATGAAAATGAAGGAGAAACGTGCAATCCTGCGCGGGACGGCGGCAATTCTGGGGGCGAAATCCACATGAATATTATTGAAACCGTGCGGAAAATTCTGACGGATTATCCGCAGATTTCCGCTGTCTGCAACGCGGTTCACATCGACTTCACCGACAACGAACCGACCAGCTACGGGCTGTCATCTGTGGACGATAAACTGTTATTTGAAGATGTCATCGGCAGTCAGAAACGGCAGCATACGTTCCTGCTTTATGCGACATTTTCGTCTATAAACGATTATGAACGCCTGCAAAATTCCAGCGCATTGCTTGACCTGAATTATTACCTGCACGGGATAACGGGAATTCCAATAGATACAGGAATTCTGCATAAAATTGAAGCCGGAAACGGAATGCTGATGGAGGTTCCGGAGGACGGAATTGTAACCGGTTATCAGTATCAGATGCAGATTACAACGGAATATGAATTGTTCGCGTGAAAGGAGCATTTTTATGATGGATGAATACCTGAATGATTACGGTATCGGCGACGGTACCGATACCGAAGAAGAAACAACCGAGGAGGAAACAACAATGGGAAAGCTGAAAAGAAGCGCGCTGCTGCACTACATTGATTCTTCGATGGGCGGCACAACATCCGCATGGTTCCTGATTGGCAAGGACGTTGAGGATATGTCTGTCGAACTGAATCCGCAGACTGAAACATACCGCAATATCCTCGATGAACAGGGTGCAACAGACAACGGTTACGAGCCGAGCATGAGCGTTGATACCTACTACGCAGACCCGTCCGACGGCGATTTCTACACGGTTCTGAAGGACATTGCGATGAATCGCAAGACCGGCGACGACTGCAAAACCTACGTGCTGGAAGTGCTGGTTGACAAGACAACCGGGCCGTTTGACGCATGGAAGCAGGAATGCATCATCAAGCCGACCAGCTACGGCGGCGCACCCGGCGGTGTCCGCATTCCGTACACCGTGACATTCATCGGCAGTCGTGTTGCTGGTACCGTGACGCTCGCTGACCGCGTACCGACTTTTACAGCAGCTACGTGAATATTATAACGGGCAGGGTGCAGAACTCTGCCCGTTTTTATGAGGTGAAATGATGAAAAATCTGAACTTTGATTCCGGCATCCGTGAATATGCGGTGAACGGTGATGAATCCCGCGTTATCCGGATTTGTGTCACGGATATGAACCTTCCGAAACGGATTTCCGATGCAGAAAATGAAATCAATGCGCTGCATGAAAAATACGCTGCAATCGGTCATCCGGACGCGCAGCATCTTTACGAACTTGACCGGGATGTGCGTGGAATCATCGACCGCGCATTCGGAAAAGGCGTATCAGAAACTGCATTCGGCAATATCAACTGCTGCTCGCCGGTCAGTGAAAATGTCCTGCTGTTTGAGGGATTTGTAAACGCTCTGAGCGCACAAATCAAGACTGATATTGAAGCTGCATTTCCGGCACAAATCAGCAGGAAAGCAGCGGAATATCTGGAATGACCGGTCTGCCGGACACGCTGACAGTTGACGGCGTAAAATATCGTATCAACGCGGATTTCCGGAATATTCTGCGGATAATTGATGCGCTGAATGATGTCAGATTATCCGATACCGAAAAGGCGTTTGTTGCGGTACAACGGATTTACAATGATGATACATCCGGCGCGAATTTCAAACTGCTGACAGAGCGTGCATACTGGTTTATCGGCGGGGGAGATATGCCGAAGTCGAAGCCGTCACCGGTTCCGCTGGTTGACTGGCATCACGATGAGCAAATGATGATTCCGGCAGTCAGCAAGGCGGCAGGTGTTGTGGATATCCGGACGCTGGGTTTCCTGCATTGGTGGACATTTCTCGGACTGTTCGGGGAAATCGGCGAGGGTTTATTTTCGACTGTACTGCACATTCGCCAAAAGAAATCGCAGGGTAAAAAGCTCGAAAAATGGGAGGATGAATTCTTCCGGAATCATAAGGAACTTATCGTGATACGTTCACCGGAGGAACAATCCGAAATCGACGCAACAAGACGGTTTCTCGATACCATTACATGATGAAAGGAGGGAGAATTCATGGTTGACGGCTATCTCAATTTTGATACAAAGATCAACACAAAAGGCTTTTCGTCCGGTATCACCGGGCTCGGTAAAAAGCTGAAAGATTTGAAATCAAAATTGCAGGGGATTGCATCACAGGTCAGCCAGATGGTCAGCCTGAAAAACATTGCCGCATTTGCCGAAGATGCGCGGAAGGCATGGCAGGTGCAGATGGAAGCGGAAACGCGGCTTGCACAGGCGATGCGGAACACGATGAACGCGACCGATGACCAGATTCAGGCGGTCAAGGATTACGCATCCGAGCTGCAAAAAATCGGTGTGATCGGCGATGAAGTGACGCTTTCCGGATTACAGGAAATGAGTACCTACTTGGAAAACGCCGATTCGCTGAAACAAATGTCGGTCGTTCTGGATGATATGCTTGCGCAGCAGTACGGCTTGAACGCAACGGCTGAAAACGCGGTCACAATCTCCACGATGCTCGGAAAAGTGTTGGAGGGGCAGACTTCCGCGCTGTCACGGTACGGCTACAAATTCACCGAAGCGCAGGAACAAATCCTGAAATACGGCAATGAACAGGAGCGTGTCGCAACGCTTGCGGAGGTTGTCGAAGCGTCCGTCGGCGGCATGAATGAAGCCCTCGCAAAAACGCCCGCGGGCAGGCTGAAACAAATCAGCAACAGCATGGGTGATGTCAAGGAACAGTTCGGGCAGGCATTTACAAACCTTTCTGCGCTGTTCCTTCCTGCACTCGAACGCCTTGCGGATATGCTCGCGGAAATTGCAAATCTTGCGGTTCGCGTGTCGGAATCATTGGCGGATATTTTTGATATTTCTCTGGATGATTCCGCATCCGTAACGGCGAATATTTCCGCATCCGTTTCGGAACAAAATGATCTGACCGATGCGACAAATGAAACTGCAAAAGCCCAAAAGAAACTCGTTTCCATTGATGAGCTGCACACCGTCGGCACGGATGACCAGAAGAACAATTCTGAATCCGAACACGCGGAAAACATCGCAGTTTCACCGGTTATCGACAAGAAGAAAACCGAAAAGGCAGCGGACAAATTAACCGAAAAACTGCAAAAACTGCTGGAACCGGTCAAGTTGGCATGGGAACTGGATGCGCCTGCGCTTATCGAACAGGCGAAAACAACGGCGTTACAAATCCGGAACATTTTCCGTTCAATCGGCAGGAGCATGGGAACGGTATGGACGAACGGCACGGGACTCCGTACCATGCGGAATCTGCTGCATTTGTCCACGGATTTTTTCGGTGTCATCGGAGATATTTCCGGCGCGTTTCAGCGTGCATGGGATGACGGCGGGCGCGGAACGGCGTATATTCAGTCGATTACGGACAAATGGAATGCCGCACTTGAAATCATTCACACGGTCACACAGTCTTTCCGTGACGCATGGAACAACGGAAACGGCGAAAAAATCATCGGTCATGTGCTTGAAATTCTGACGGGTATCAACCGGATTACAACGAATCTGCGTACAAATTTTGCAAAGGCATGGGAAGAAAATGAAACCGGTGAACGCATTTTTGGCGGCATCCTGAAAACAGTTGATTCGGTTCTGACCACCTTTGACAACATCGTTTCGGATACTGTTACATGGTCGGAAACCGTCGATTTTACGTCGTTATTGACCGGTCTTGCGGACTTGTCCGAAGCACTTGCACCGCTTGCGGATACGGTCGGCGAGGGGCTGCGGGCGTTCTGGAATGAAGTTTGCCTGCCGCTTGGAAAATGGCTGATTGAAACCGGCATTCCGGGAATTATCACGCTGATTACACGCGGCATTGAGGACTTGAATGCAGCGATTCAGGCGTTAAAACCGTACCTTTCTTGGCTTGTGGACGAGCTTGCAAAACCGGTCGGAAACTTCCTCGGCGACGCATTTGCAGTGTTCACGGACAAGGATTTCCGCCCGTCCGAAATCTTTGAAGGACTCGGTGCAGAAATTGCAGACGGCACGTTCTGGGATACATGGGCAAGCGGTGCAAAATCCATCTTCAGCGGCACGGAAGTCACGAAGAATATGGAAAAATTCGGCGAAGGTGTCTATGATTTCTTCGGCGAAATCAAAAATACCGTGTCGGATTTTGAAGAGTGGTTTGACAGCGCATTCGTGTTCATCGACAATGTTTTCATCGGAATCGGGCAGTTTTTCTCCGATTTTGAAGGTGAGCTGGAAGCCGTCGGTGCATCGGTTTATGACACGGTTCACAGCATCGGCGAATGGTTTGCGGGACTCTGGGACGGTATCAAAAAGACGTTTTCCGGCATCGGGAAATGGTTCGGCGAGAAATTCACCGCAGCGAAAAACGCAGTCACAAAAGCGTTTGAACAAATCGGCGCATGGTTCGCTGCCAGATGGACAGACATCAAAGACGCATTTTCAGCGGTTGGCACATGGTTTTCTGAAATCTTTGAAAAAGCGTATGACGGCATTTGTACGGCTTTTGCACATATCGGTGACTGGTTTTCTGACCGCTGGAAAGACATCAAAAACGCTTTATCTTCTGTGAAAACGTGGTTCTCCGAAAAGTTCAAATCTGCGTATGATGCAGTTTGCAGCATCTTCAAAAATATCGGTGCATGGTTCGCGGAACGATGGAACGATATCAAGAATGTGTTTGCAAAAATCAAGACATGGTTCGCGGAAAAATTCCAGTCTGCGTATGATGCTGTGACGGATATTTTCCGGAATATCGGTTCTTGGTTCGGCGAAAAATGGGCGGATATAAAAAATGTGTTTGACAAAATCAGCACATGGTTCGGCGATAAATTTCAGAAAGCGTATGACGCAATCACAGATGTTTTCAAAGGAATCGGGAACTGGTTCAAAGCACGCTGGGACGATATCACAAACGCTTTTTCGTCGGTCGGAGACTGGTTTAAGGAGAAATTCCAGAAAGCGTATGATTCCCTGACGAACATATTTTCCGGTGTCGGAGAATTCTTTGACGGTATCTGGGACGGCATCAAAAGCGGCGTAACATCGGTTGTCAATTTTGTAATCGGCGGTCTGAACGGTATGATTGATAAAGTGGAATCTGGAATCAATTATATTGTTGACGGGCTGAATTCGCTCCTGTCGTTTTCTATCCCGGACTGGGTGCCGGTCATCGGCGGCTCTGACTTTTCGATAGACATTCCGCACGCAGAATTGCCGCGCATTCCGTATCTTGCACAGGGTACGGTTGTACCGGCAAATTACGGTAATTTCCTCGCAGTTCTGGGCGATAACAAGCGCGAACCGGAGATTGTTGCACCGGAATCTGCAATCAGAAAAGCAGTAGCTGCTGAAATTTCCGCATTGAAAACCGGCGGGGATATCACGGTCAAGCTGATTTGTGACGGCCGCGTTCTGGCGCAGACCGTGCAGAAATATGACCTGAAAAACCGCCGCGCATCGAACGGAGGATGATATGTGGTACATCAAAATCAACGGTGCAGTGATGCCGGCACCGATTACAAATTCGGTCACGGAAATCGACATTGACAGTGCGGAAACCGGGCGCGGCGAATCCGGCTTCCTGCATCGGGAACGTGTCCGGAACAATGTCGCGTCCTATGATCTGGAGTGGAAGGATTTGGACCAGAACGAAGCACGGTGTTTGCGTGACGCGCTTGCACCGCAGACATTGAATGTCGAAGCGCGGTTTCTCGGTACGCGGACGCTCCGGCAGATGTATGCCGGTGACAGACAGTGGACAGAACAGATTCACAGTGACGGTTCATCCACAATTTCATTATCGGTAAAATTAACGGAGATTTGATATGGAATTCAAAATGGCAATCCGGAATTTATCCGCATCCATTTCCGGCATTTCTGCGCTTGTCAATGGGAATTCCGATTACAGGGTTGTCATTGACTATGATGCGGACTGGAACGATGTTACGCGGTTTTTATATGTAGAAATCATCCGTGCGGACGGTTCTGAAACGCGATTCTTTCCTGTGCCGAACAATGCAGTGAATCTTCCGGCGTTTCAAAATGCAGAAAAATTGTCCTTTTGGTTATCTGGCGGATTTCTGCGTTCTGAACGGGCGGAAATTCCGTGTGAACCGTGCATCACAGACGGACAGACGCATTCTCCGCCTATGTATTTTGACGTGTATAATGCGATGATGCAGTATATTTTCGATGCCCGTCACGGTGCATCTGCTGACCGGCTGGAGGCGGAAATGAACGCGATTCAGACGCATACTGCACAGCCGGTTCTGGAATCAGAATACCGTGCGGCGATTGCGTCCGGATGTGTCGAATCCCGTCTGCGCGGCACGTCCAGACTGGAAAACGGCGCGTCTTTTTCATTCACGGAACATGACATTCTTGCGGGTTCATTTTCAATCAATGTGAACGCAATGACCGGTGATTTTCTGCTTCCGGGCGGTGTTCCTTCGGCGGAATTATCGTGTACATTTGTCGGAACGCTTGCAGATTATGATTTGTCCGGCGCGGAAATCAATGTGACATATGAAGTTATGACACATTTACGCAGATGGTACGCCGTTCCGCTTGGGACTTTCACGGTATTTGAACCAAAGAAAACCGGAACAAATCAGTTACAAATTACAGCGTATGATGCAATGATGAAACTGGACAGCATACCGGTTTCCAAACTGAATATCACAGTAGATACAGCATATTCACCGCTGGAAATTTTGCGGATGATTTCCGGTGCAAGCGGGATTCCGTACACTGGAAATACGGATGATTGCGTGAACAAAAATTGTACATTTATTCTTTCTTCATTGGACAATACAATTGAAACGCTCCGTGATTTGCTGATGTATACTGCGCAGATTCTGAATTGCTGTGCATACATCGGGCGGGACGGCAGTCTGATTCTGACGCGGATTGTGTACAAAGATTCAGTCGGCAATGTTGGGAAACGGCAGATTGTGCAGTCGCAGATTTCCGCAAAACGGTATCAGCTTTATTCGCTGCATACAATGATTCAGTACAAGGAAAACGGCGTAAATGTGTCGCAATCCACATCACAGAAAACGTACTGGGCGGACGGTGTATATGCGGAACTGCCGGAAAATCCGCTGCTGCGCGTACTAGTTTGTGAACATGACGCGGAACAGGAACGCTGTTTTGTGATTAGATATATCAGGAATGATATTGATTTTGCAACGTATTATCCGGCGGAAATCGTGCAGATTTCTGACCCGACTGTTCATCTGATGGATTGGGTATCATTTGAAACACGCAGCGGAACCGTTGCCATACCGATAACCGCGTATCAATGGGCATTTCACGGCGGAATGAATGTCAATGCCTGCGGTACGGAAGCGATTGCGGGTATCCGTCAGACACAGGCGGAAAAAATAGCATCCGGAGAGCGTTCCAGCGGCAGTCTTGAGTATGACAATTTCCTTCGTGTCATTCGGCTGCTGCAAATCCAGAAATGGGGCAACAGTATCATGGAAGCATTAAAAAATGTCGATTTAGCGCACTTTACGTATGCAGAATTATCCGGCAGACATCAGCCGATGACACACGCTGAAATGGCTGCATTGACGCATGAACAGCTCGGTGCAATGACGCACGGCGCAATCGGAGAATAGGAGGAACTATGGCAGTTACACCGAATCTTGGACTGGAACAGGAATCCCTAAATGAGAAGTACAGCATTGACAGAATCAACGGGAACAACACGAAAATCGACGATTTTGCGTTCGAAGTACGGACGGCAATTCAGGATTTACGCGACAGGATTGCGGCGTTGCAGGAGGTGATATCCGATGACTGAAACAACAAATCTGCACCTTACAAAAGATGCAGAAACCGATTATTACAGCGTTACCCGCGTCAATGCGAACAGCGATAAAATTGACGCATTTGCGGGGCAGGTCAATACCGCACTGTCCGGCAAGGCAACGCAAGCAGACATCACATCCGCAATCGGTGCGCTGAATGCCGCATCGGTTGGCGGAACCGGAAAATATCTCTCTGCAATTTCGGAAACAGGCGGTGTGATTTCTGCATCCGCATCACAGATTGATTCCGTGCCGACTGAAAACAGTACGAATCCGATTACATCCGGTGCTGTTTATGATGACAGAACAGTCCTCGCAGAACTGATTGACAGCGGTGCAAAAAATCTGCTGAAAATTTCAGGTACTTCACAAACTGTAAGCGGTGTAACATTTACGGTGAATTCTGACGGCAGTATTTCCGCATCCGGCACGGCAACATCTGACGCGGTGTTTAACCTTATAACGAACTTGAATTTGCAGTCCGGCAGTTATGTTTTTTCACCCGGTTTTCCGAATGGCAGTTCCGGCACAACATTTTTCTGCGATATATTTGATTCCGGTTACAGCAACCGGTCAGTGTCGTATCAGGCAATGGCAATTCCGGATACCACAAAAATTATCCGTTTCATTGTTGCAAACGGTTATACTGCGAATAACATCACGCTTTTTCCAATGGTATGTACTGCTGCAAACCGTAAAATTTCAGCTGCATTTGTTCCGTACCGTCCGTCATATCAGGAACTTTGCGACCGGATTGCCGCGCTTGAAGAGGTGAACGCGAATGCCTGAAATCACTGTGAATGTGCGTGAGAAAATCGCGCAGACTGCGGGAAATCCGGAGATTGTGTGCGGAAATTCCGATTACACCGTCACATTCGATTTTGATACGGAATGGGACGAGTACGAATCAAAAACAGCGCGTTTTGTGTATCTGGAAAACGGTGTTCCGGTGTATGCCGATGTCATTTTTGACGGTAACACCGTTGATATTCCGCCGGTTTACAATACCTGTGAGCTGATGATTGGCGTGTATGCCGGAAACATCCGCACGACTTCTCCCGCAAGTGTCCCATGCGCTCCGTGCATCACGGATTATCAGCCGTATCATCCGGAACCGGCAGCGGATGTATATGAACAGCTGATTGAACTGCTTGAAAATATGCCAAGCGGCGGGGAGACGGTCGTCAATGCAACGGCAATCGGGAATGCGTTTACAGACGGTATCGTTACAAATACAGAACCGATTGAGGAGGGAACATAATGGCAATCACAAAATCAACTTTCACAACAATCCAGCAATTGGCTGACTGGCTTTCTGCAAACGCTGTGCCGGAGTATTGTGCATCCGTATATCTCGATACGACGGATACAGGAACATTTGGAATTTACCTGCGTGATGAAAACGATGATAATTTATTCCGCATTGGCTGGAACACAAACGGAAACGGATTCGGCGGATTTACGCTGTATAAAACGGCAGGTGGTTCGTCAGTTGGAAATTTCCCGTCTAGTGTATATGCAATCACGCCGAACGGGATTGCTGCAAAATGCGGCGGCGGGATTTTGATTCAGATAACAAGCACGATACAGTGCATTATCACAAAAACAAACAATAACAAATTTGCGGCAATTACATCTGCCTGCAATCCCGCCTCCATCACAACTCTTTTTTCGGTTGCATTAGGTGATACATCTGACGATAATAAAACGATTCAGTTTCATACTTCACCGCAGAATCAGACGCAGCTTATTTCGTTTACGACATATGCACAGGCGGAGACTGTCAGTTATACGCCAAATGCGTTCTATATGCCAGTTGGCGAATATTACAATCTTGATTATGGAAAGTTTGAAGCAGGAGGAAGTACTTATATCACAAACGGATTCTGGGCAATCAAAGATGCTTGAGGAGGTACATCATGAGCGAGGTCATTCAGGCAATTTCGACGGTTGGCTTCCCGATTGCGTGTTGCTGTTTTTTGCTTTGGCAAAACAGCCGGCAGGACGAATACCACCGGGAACAGATGGAAAAGCTGCGCGAGACAATTGCTGACAACACCAGAATCATCGACAAGCTGAGCAAGATTGTGCAGCGCTTGGCTGACAAGATGGGCGTAAAGGAGGAGGACTGACCATGTTCACACCGAGACTGACCATTCCGGATAAAAGCAACAAGTTTTACATCGCAAAGGCAAACGGTGGACTGAACCCGTGCATTGCAAAGCCGACCGGTTCACCGTTGAGATTCGCAAACTGCGTGTTCTACGCTGCCGGACGGTTCGCGGAAATCACGGGAATCTGGCTGCCGTCCACCAATGCAGAAAACTTTGTGACCGAAGCAAAGAAGCTCGGTCTGACCGTCAGCGACAAGCCGCAGATCGGCAGCATTGCGGTATGGGCAAAAGGCAAGGTTGGCGATGGCAGCGACGGTGCGGGGCATGTCGCGATTGTCGAGATCATCAATGATTCCGGCTCAATCGTGACAAGCGAAAGCGGCTGGAACGCAAAGAAGGAATTCTGGACGCAGACGCGGCGCAATGACGGCAATTGGGGACAGAGTACAGCGTATAAGTTCATCGGTTTCATCCTGCCGCCTGAGCCGACAGTGCGGGTGCTCAAGCGCGGCGACAAGGGCAACGATGTGCGCAAGCTTCAGACCGCGCTCATCGATGCCGGGTATGAGCTCGGCAAGATCGACGGTGATTTCGGCATCAGAACGCAGCGGGCGGTTGTGTGCTTCCAGTTTGAGCATGGGCTGACCGTTGACGGTGTTGCGGGTCCGCAGACACAATCCGCACTCAATTTGTAAATAGAATCGCCCTGTCGGAGATCATCCGGCAGGGCGGTTTTTGTTATGCTGCAATCAGATACCAGCCATCTGAGATTTGATTGTTTAAGGTATTGTGGCCTTCCCCTTCATTTACCGTAAACAAAATCTGCTCCATCGGCGGAACATTGCTTTCATTGGTGAGATTGATGCAGATAATCACATCATCCCCGTGCACGATAATCTGATTGACAATCACACGGAGGATGCCGTCCGGGTCATGCTTGACAATGTGTGCAAAGACCGCTGCGAAATGCTCCCGCGTCAGCTTCGGCAGGGCGGGGAGTGCATCCAGATTTGCACGGAGCTGCTCTCTGCGGACTTCCAGTACGTTCATCTTATCCTTTAGTGCATCACTAGCAAACCCGTCCAGAATCGCTTGCACGGCGTTCTGCAATTGCTTTTCAATGCCGTCCAGTTCCGCCTTGATGACCGGTCGCTCATCCGCAGGCTGCTCCTTGAGATACTGCGCATATGCTGCGTCCGTCAGCTCGTTCACCTTCTCCGGGCGGAGATACTCCGACAGCGCATTCAAAATGCGAGTATGCAGCGTTTCCGCATCATAACAGGTGCGGTTCGCCTTCTCGCAATGCCGGCAATAATAATAATGCTTCGTTTTCGCAGTCGAACCGCTCACCATATGCCCGCAGTAACCGCAGACAAGCTTTCCGGTCAGCAGATATTCATAATCCGAACGCTCACGCCGACGGTGCGCGGCTGCTTTCAATTTCTCCTGCACGCTCTCAAACAACTCCTTCTCAATCAGCGCGGGAACGGGCATCGGTTCTTCAAACTGCCCGTAATAGTATTCGCCCATGTAAATGCGATTCTTCAAATGCGTGCTGACGTTCATCGGCTTCCATTGGTTCCGCTTCTGATTCGTCACGCCGAGCCCGTTCAGCCAGTTCACGATATCCACAATGCGCTCACCGGCATTGTATCGGCGGAAGATATCGGCGGCAATCGGTGCAGTCAATGGATTCGGCACGAGCTTCCGCGCTTTGATCTGATAGCCGAACGGTGCAATCTTTTTGAGATAATAGCCCTTGTGGAAACTCTCGGCGAGTCCGCGGTTGACCTTCTGCGACAGCTCCGCACTGTAAAATTCGTCGATGCCTTCCAGAACCGCTTCCAGCATGATGCCTTCCGGCGTGTCGGTCAGGTGTTCGGTTGCCGAGATCAGGCGCACACCGTTCTCACGGAGTTTGTGTTTGTAGATTGCGCTGTGATACCGATTCCGCGCAAACCGGTCGAGCTTGTACAGCAGAACGCCTTCAAATATGCCCTTGCTGCTGTCTGCAATCATCTGCTGAAACTGCGGACGGTTGTCCGATTTGCCGGAGATCGCACGGTCAACATACTGCGCGACGATCTGCAAGCCGTTTTTTGCGGCGTAGTCCTCGCAGACGTGCAATTGTCCTTCAATGGACTGCTCGCTCTGGTTCGTGGACGAATACCGCCCGTAGAATGCAACTTTTTTCATGAAAATTTCCTCCTTGAAATTGACATTTCGCGGAGAATATGGTATACTGAAACTGTCGAGGTTTGAGTAGCAATACTCTCCGCTTCATCCCGTCCGGTGCGCCAACACCGGGCGGGATTTATTTATTTACGATAATAAGCGACTTTCATAAACAGCATTCCATTTTCAATATCTATTCCTTGTAATCTTGCTAAAATCACCTGTCCTTTATCCATAAAGTCATGCGTCATATCCTGACCTGTACCACGAAAAAGATATCCGAGCCGTTGCTTTCCGTCATAAACTGCAATTGCACGCGAATCATAGCGGTTTGTGGGTTCTTTCCTGAATTCCAGTTTATCCTTTGTATGCAGCAACGCAAAATTCGGTTCTTTTCCGGAAATGACACAAATTGAAACGTGGTCATAAACTTTGTATAAACGCTGCCCGTTTTTTAGCCGTTTCGGAAAAACAATGCCGTCATTCGCATTATACGGAGCGTTCATTTTTTTACGTGAAAAAGATTTCAGGCCAGTTGAGAACAGTTTGACAGCAATCATGATGAGCAGAATCCCAAATACAACACCAACGCCGCCGAGCATTATGAATAACAGTGCGAGTAATATAAAAATAACAGCAAACGCTATTTTTTTCATACACTGAACACCTCCTATTCTGCCAATTCCGCAATGCCGATAACAAGCCCGACGCACCGCGCCTCTCCCTCGATGTCCGGGTACTCCGGATTGCGGAAATCAGACATTTCTTTCCGCGCTCCTTGATGTAGCCCTTGCCGTCGTGTACAAAAAGCCCGACTTTGCCGACCTGCACATCCGTGTCACACTTGACAAGCACGATGTCACCATCATGGAAATCCGGCTCCATGCTGTCTCCGTCCACTTCGACTGCGAAATCTGCCGCACGCGCTGCATCGGTTCCGACAACACTGATTTCCGTCCATTCGTCCTCGCTTGACAGATCATAGCCAAAGCCTGCCGCCGCTTTGTTCAGGTGCTTCCGCATCTGGATGGAGGGGCGGCTTTGCTGCATTGCGGCTCTGCGGGCTTTCATTGCCTTGATGAGTGCGAGCACGATTGCCTGTAAATCTTCCGGCAAGGAATTGAATTGCTCCTCAAGCTCCTGCGGGCTGAGAACCGTTTGCGACATCAGAAGCTGAATCGGGTCGGTCTGCGGAGCGCGGCCGAGCAGAAAGTCAGCAGTCACGTTATAGAAGTCGGCGATTTGGCATAAACCGTCCGTACTGACATCACGTTCATTTCGCTCGTATTTTGCATACGTATTTGCATTCATCTGCAATGCTTCCGCAGTCTGTGCAATTGTAAGATTCCGGTTCGTCCGTAATTCTTTCAGACGTTCACCTATCATATAAACACCCCCTTTTGGATATCTCTATTATAACCCGTTTTGTACTATTATGTCAAGACATTATCATGTGAAATTTTGAAATCCTCCCCGATTTGTACCTTGTGTACAAAAAATGCAAGTACGATTTGTGCATAATTTTATTGAAAAACCGCTTGACAAAAGTACAGAACGGGTGTATAATCATATCACGGCCGGTACAAAACGTACTTGACTGATAAAGATTTCGTCTCCAGCTATATGGGAAAATGAAAGCGAGGTGAATCACATGAAGAATGAAAACACCGAGATCCGCCGCACAACGTCCGGACTGCTGCCCGAAGACCTGGCATTCATCAACGGCATTGTGCAGATGCTCGCGGCGATGTACTGCCGTCTGCATCCCATCGCTCCGGCACCGAACAACGAAACGAAAAAGGAGGAATCAGCGTGAATGAATTGAAAACATGGACTTTCAGCGGCTCGGAAGTCCGCACCGTTGAGGTGAACGGTGAGCCGTGGTGGGTGCTGAAAGATGTCTGCACCGTGCTAGAAATTAAGAATCACAAGGAAGTGCCCGACAGACTGGAACCGGATGAGGTGGGTAGATTTGATGTACCCCACCCGCAGAATCCCGCAAAACCGCTTGAAATGGTATTCATCAACGAATCCGGTCTGTACAGCGTCATTCTCCGCAGCGACAAGCCGCAGGCAAGACCCTTTCGCCGCTGGGTGACGGGTGAAGTCCTGCCGTGCATCCGCAAAACGGGCGGCTATTCCGTGCGGAAACCAGTCTCGGACGTTCAGCTCCGGAAACTCGAAGTGCAGGAACGGAACGCCAAAACAAGAGCCGCACAGCTTCTGCTGAAAATGACCAATGTTGAAACGCTTTCGCAGGAGTACAAAAATATTCTCGTTGCAAAAGCGGCTGAGGTGCTGACCGGCGTTCCCGTTCTCCCGCCGCAGGAATCGGCGCAGAAGATGTACAGTGCAAAGGAAATCGGCGAAATGTTCGGCGTTTCGGCACAGAGAATCGGCAAGCTCTCCAATGCTTACGGGCTGAAAAACGACGAATACGGGCAGTGGTACCGCGACAAATCGCCGTATTCCAGCAAGGAAGTCGATTCGTTCCGCTACAATGACGCGGCAGTCGAACGATTCCGTGAAATTCTGGAAGGGGAAACGGACAATGAAGAATGAGATCAATGTCACCGTAACCGAACAGCCCGGCGAAATCGGGCAGGAAACTGCAAAAGCCCTGTGCAGCCTGATTCTGCACTATTACGCGGAACACAAAGAGGAAATCGACAAGGACAAGGAGCAGAAACATGATTGAAATTAAGGTAAAGGAAAACAGCGTCTATCAGCGCATTTCCGGCAGCCCGGACACAGTGCTGACGGAAACGGCAATGATGGTATGCGCTATTGTACGGAATGCCGTGCGTACGCTGCGTGAAAACGGTATTCAGGATGACGAAGTCCAGAAACTGCACACCGGCATCAATCTCATGATGCTTGACGCAATCGGCAAGGGTGTTGAGATGGGGGAGGAGGAATTTGCATGATTGACGTAAAGTACGGCATTGAACCGTGTGACATTTTGCAGATCCCGGTGTATGCTTCATTCTGCACAGAAGACGGCATTGCTGTGGACAAGCTGATGTTCCGTAATTCCGGCATCATCATTCTGCGCTATGTCGGCGATGACGGCAAGTCACACGATATCCTTGTGACCGTGCCTGCTGTGTTTTGCGACGGGATGAATTACTATGATGCTGACACGAAGGAGTGGGCGTATGCGTGATACACTGGAATTTATCTGCGGCGCGGTCACTCTTGGCGTTGTGATCGGCATAATCATTACCGCGTATCACAGAGCTATGCACCGGATGTACCGGAAAATTGCGCGGGAATGGGCGGACGAGATGTTCCGCAAGTACGTGCGGAACTGCGAATACCGCGTGCATACGACCGTCCGCACAACGATAACTGTGGAAGGAAGTGACGCATATGCTCGAAACGGATTGCATCATTTCGCATCATGTACCGATACCGCACCGCGAATTCTACGCACTGCACGGGGACGCGCTGTCGGTCAAAACTTTGATGGATGACGGACTGAGCGAGTTTGCTATCAGACGCAAGCTGCATATCGGTGAAGAAGCATACCGTGATGCAGTCTACGAAATCAATAAGCAGAATGCCGTCACAGAACGGAATCAATATTTCAAAAAGGAGAATGAAACAATGCCAAGAGGAGAAAAACTGAACACGGAAACCGTTGAACGTATCCGCGAACTGAAAGCCGACGGGAAAACCGCCAAGGAAATCGCCGAAGAAGTCGGATGCGGAAATTCAACTGTCAGGCGCATCTGTCAGCGCGGAAAAACACAGATCAACAAGGAATTTGACGCGGCGGTCAATCAGATGATTGAGGAGAGCAAAAACGAGGACACAAAAAAGGACACTTTGGACACAAAATCGGACACTCCGAACGTGCCGGATGCGGTCATGACGGCAGTCGTTGAACGTATCAATGCACTGTCGAAAACGCTCTCTGATAATATGCTGACAATCAAGAAAATGCAGCAGGATAATGAAAATCTGCGGTCGGAGCTGGCGGTGCTCTACGGATGGAGGGCAGAGCATGAAGGCACTGAAAATTGAAAACCGCAAGGTCACGCTGACTGACATTGCGAACGGTACGCCGGACGAGGAACTGCACGCTTTGCAGACGGCAATCGGCGGATACATCGAAACGGTTACGCTGGCAGAAGATGCGGTCATGATCGTGGACGAGGAAGGGCTGCTGAAAGCCCTGAATCAGAACGCGCTTGCGTCATTGGTCGCCCGTCAGCAGATCGTCGGGACGGCAGTCATTGTGGGGCTGGATGTCAATGCGGACGGTGAGCGTGTATTCTGCGACTGCCCGGAGCGTTATGTGAAGAATCTGCTGATGCTTGGGAGATGAAAAATGCCGCATCCGAATGGCGGTTCGGACACGGCACAGAGGAATATTTGCTATGTGCATTATAGCACAGAAACGAGGTTTTGTCAATGGGGCATGAATATATCATCGGAGAGATCATCTGGGATGATGATGAGCCGGAATTGTTCGGCGAACGGCTGCATTTTGATGACATGAAAACCATCAGAGAAGGGGAACTGCTTTTGATGGATGAAGATGCAGTCAATGAACCGTATGGCGGAACGGTTGTTGCGTTTGAATCCGCGGATGATGTGTGCGCAACTTTTCGCGGCGGCATCTTCGGCATCAGCAGCAAACGGTATACCGTCAGCCGAAAAGACATGGAAGATGAGGAAAGTGCCAATTTTACAATGGTATGGCGTACAAATCAGAAGGAGGAAACAGAAATGATTGTCACGGAAAACAGAACCCCGCCCGCGGATGAAAGTCTCGCGGTGACGGAGCAGTACACGACCGCCTACAATCTCAATGTGAAGATTCACACGAGTATGCAGGCAATTCAGCAGAACCTTTACGATATGTGCAGTGCGCTCAAACAGATGCGTGACGGCAAGCTGTACAAGGAACTCGGTTATCAGAATTTTGAGGAATACTGCGAGAATGGTGCTGGGATCGGTCGCCGTCACGCATACAGATTCATTACGATTCTCGAAACGCTCCCGCCGGATTTTGTGACATCAATGTCACAAATTGGAATGACCAAGCTGACACTTCTCACCGCCCTGACTGACGACCAGCGCGGAGAGCTCACCCAGACCGTTGACCTCGAAAGCACCACCGTCCGCGAACTGAAAGCGCAGATCGCCGCCTTGCAGTCCCAGAACGCGGACACCGAAAAGGCGCGGCAGGATGCCGAAGAACGGGCGCAGAAGTGGTATGATGAGGCGGAAAGCAAAGGGCGGCAGTTGACGGAAAACCATGCAAAACTGGTCAAATCCGAAGAACGAAACGGCAGATTGCAGGAACAGATTGAAGAACTTGAAAGCCGCCCTGTGGAAGTCGCCGTGCCGGAGCCGTCGCATGAATTGCAGAATATGCAGGATGCAATGCGTCGGATCAATCTGGAGCATGAGCAATGGTCAGCAAAAATTCAGGATGACCACATCAGACACGTTCAGGAGATCAACCGGCAGCACCGCGCCGAGACCGATGCCCTGCGCGCGGAGTATGAGGAAAAGCTTGCAGCGGCGCAGGCAGCACCCGCCGAAGCACCGGACAGCAAGGCGGTATTCAAGGTGTATCTTGCGGCGGTGATTGATGCGGCAAAGCGCATGATGGCATTCCTTTCCGCGCATCCGGATGATGCTTGCAGAGCGCAGGCAGAAAAGGCATTTCAGACCATGTTACAGGAGGTAAACAATGAGCAGGCTGTTTGAGATTTCAAATGATTTCGCCGCGCTGTTCGATCAGCTCGAAGCGTTTGACGAGATCGAAGATGATACACAGCGCGAAATCGTGCAGGAAGCGTGGTTCGACACGCTGACCGGCATCGAGGAGGAATTCGAGATCAAGGCGGAGAATGTCGCACAGTTTATCAAGTCGCTGAAAGCCGAAGCGGAGGACATCCGCGAGGAAGAAAAGGTGCTTGCGGCGAGAAGAAAGTCAAAGGAAAAACGTGCAGAATCGTTGATTCGCTATCTCATGGGATGCATGAAACAGATTCGCCGTGAGAAGATCGAGACTGCAAAATGCAAGCTGTCAATCCGGAAGAACGCAGAGAGTGTGCAGTGTCCCGATGAAGACCGGCTCGCCCGTGATCTGCTGGCGATGGGACGCACGGAATTGATTCGCGTCAAGCCGCCGGAGCTGGACAAGACCGCGCTGAAAAAGGCACTTCAGTCCGGCGAGATCATCAACGGCGCAGCACTCGGTCGCACGGAATCTTTGATTATAAAGTGAGGTGAAAATATGGGTTTACCGGTTTTGATTCTTGGTTATTCCGGCAGCGGAAAGTCAGCATCTATGCGGAATTTCGGTGCAAATGAAATCGCATTGGTCAACGTATGCGGAAAAGCACTGCCGTTCCGCACACAGTTTCAGACGGTGCTTTGTTCCGACCAGTACGCCGACATTGACCGCTTTTTGCATACCGTCAAAGAAAAAATCATCGTCATTGATGACTGCCAATATCTGATGGCGAATGAATTTATGCGCCGTGCAAAGGAAAAAGGGTACGATAAATTCACGGATATCGGGCAGAATTTCTGGTCACTTGTTCACTCAGTTTTTGCATTGCAAAATGACGTAACTGTGTACTTTTTATCGCATATTGACACGGACGAGAACGGGCGGCAGAAAATCAAAACAATCGGCAAGCTGCTCGATGAAAAAATCACCGTTGAGGGGATGTTTACAACCGTTTTGAAAACTGTTGTGATGGACGGGCGGTATTTGTTCGCAACGCAGACAGACGGGCGTGACACCTGCAAATCGCCGATGGGAATGTTTCCGGAAATGTACATCGAAAATGACCTGAAAGCGGTTGATTCTGCCATCCGGAATTATTATTTTGTTCCGGCTGAAAACTGCGGACAATGCGGGAATATCATCACATCCGCAGCAAATAAAACGGCATCGGAAATCGCAGAAGGTACGCTGAAAACATACGGCAGAAAGCTGTGTTTTGCGTGCGCGTGCAAGGCGATGAAACAGCGGAAGGAGGCGGCAAATGCCGGAACTTCGTGACTATCAAATCCGGTTGATTGACGGTGTTGCACGGTCGTGGCGGACGGGGCATCATGCGCCCTGTATCGTCCTTCCGTGCGGCGGCGGAAAGTCGGTGATTGTTGCGGAAATGGCAAAACGGACTGCCGGAAACGGGCGGTATGTGCTGTTCATTGTGCATCGGAAGGAACTGTGTGAACAGATCATCCGCACGTTTCTCTGGTGGGGCGTTGATATGCAGTTTGTACGGGTAATGATGGTTCAGACGGCGTGCAATCGGCTGCACAAAATCCCCGTACCTGCGTTAATTATCACCGATGAAAACCACCACAGCAAAGCATCATCATACCGAAAAATTTACGATTATTTCTCCGGTGCATACCGTGTCGGCGTGACGGCAACACCGGTCAGACTGGACGGAACCGGCTTGAAAGATGTCAATGATGATCTTGTGATTGGCGTATCGGCAAAATGGCTGATTGAACATCACAATCTTGCGCCGTATGATTATTATGCGCCCGCCATTGCCGACCTTTCAACGGTCAAGGTTCACCGCGGAGAATTTGATGCAAAGAGTGCAGAAAAAATCATGCTCGAATCCAAGGTCTACGGCGATGTGATCTCCTATTACCGCAAATTCGCGGACGGCTTGCAGGCGGTCTGTTACTGCACAACGGTGAAGCATTCGCAGACGATGGCAGCGCAGTTCAATGCAGCGGGAATTGATGCGGCACACATTGACGGACAAATGAAAAAGGCAGAACGTGCGGAAATTGTAGAGAAATTCCGGCGCGGCGCGATTGACGTTTTATGCAATGTAGACCTCATTTCCGAGGGGTTTGACGTGCCGGATTGTTCCTGTGTTATCATGCTGCGCCCGACGCAATCGCTGACATTATTTATCCAGCAATCCATGCGCTGTATGCGGTATCGGGCGGGAAAACGTGCGGTCATTCTTGACCATGTCGGGAACTATGCACGGCACGGAATGCCGGATGATGACCGCGAATGGACACTCGAAGGACGCAGAAAACGCGCCGGAAATACGGTACAGAATCCGGAGGAAGAACCGTATACGACTTGCACAAAATGTTATGCCGTGATTTCCGGAAAGGTGCAGATTTGCCCGTATTGCGGCGCGGAAATTGAACGGAAAAACCGGAATGAAATTGCGCAGGATGCAAATATCGGACTGCAAAAAATCACCGGCTTCACCGTCAACACCAAAACGCCGAATGAGTGCCGGACGTATGCGGAATTGCTCGAATATGCGAAAATGATGGGGTACAAACCGGGATGGGCGTATTTTCAGGCAAAACAAAGGGGGCTGCTGCATGGAACATGACATCCAGAATGCAATCCGCGCCGCGCTCGCCCCCTATGCGGTCATATTCCGCGCCAATGTCGGGCGCATGAAAACGCCGGACGGACGGTATTTTTCAACCGGTCTGCCAGTCGGGTTCTCTGACCTGTTCGGCGTGCGGAAATCGGACGGAAAAGCGGTATTCATCGAGGTCAAAACGGCATCCGGAAGGGTGTCACAATTTCAGTACAATTTTCTGGAGATGATGCGCAAAAACGGCGCAATTGCTGGAATTGCGCGTTCTCCGGAACAAGCAATCAAACTGATAACGGAGGGTTAAATTATGGGATTCGGTACAAATTACGATGACATTCCGCAGGGCGGAAACGAGCTGGTTCCGGAGGGAGATTACGAGTGCATCATCGTGAATGCGGAAATCCGCAAGACGCAGAACGGCAAATACAAGGTTGCGTTCTCGCTGGTCATTCGCAACGATGTCGAGCAGGCGTGCAAGAACCGCTATTTGTTTGTGGATGTGTGGCGCAAGCGGGAACCGTCACCGTCAGACGAGCAGGTCGAGGGCTTCAACTTCGCACAGCTCATGGCGGTCAGCCGGGCGGCGCAGATCCCGAGCGGGCAGAGCTTTGATTCGCTGGAACAGTTTCTGAAATGCATGGTGGGCCGGCTTGTGATTGCACACGCAACACACGATGATTACAACGACAAGTGGTTTGTGCGCTGTGATCCGCTCGACCTGATGCCGACGCAGTATCCGGAATGCCGTCACGTCATGAAGGAAAAGCGGCAGGCAGCGCAGAATCCGGCATACAGCGCGCCGCGTCAGAATCAGGCATTTGCACAGCCGCACGCACCGTCACCGTATGCGCGGACAACAGATGCGCTCGGCACACCGTACCGTCCGCCGCGCAAGGCATCCGCACCGGCTCCGGTTCAGCCGCCTGCCGGCCCGCTCTGGACGCCGCAGCAGGCACCCGCTGCGAATGCACCTGCGCCGCCGAGCATCGGCAGTCTGAGCGAGTTTGAAGATATTTTGCAGGACGGCGAGCTCCCGTTCTGAGCAGATTGGTGAGGGCGTGAGTGTTCGCGCCCTCGCATAAACAGAGAGGAGTGATGTGCGTGTATGAACTGATACCCGATGAACTGAAAGCCTTGCCGCGCTGGGTTTGCTGGCGGGCTGTTCCCGATCCGAAATCGCACTCCGGCATATCAAAACAGCCGGTCAACCCGCGTACCGGCGGCATGGCAAAGTCCAACGATGCATCCACATGGACAGATTTTGATACCGCCGTTTCTGCATCTGTCGATTATGCAGGCATCGGCTTCATGTTCAGGGATTCGGGCTATATCGCAATCGACATTGACGACAGGCCCGAAGAGCTTGCCGCGTACCGGAACGGAGAACGGGACAACATTTTCGGGCAGATGCATGATGCGCTGCAAACCTACGCGGAGCTCAGCCAATCCGGGAACGGCGTGCATTTCATCGGGCGCGGCACATTGCCTGACAAGGACTTCAACAACCGGGACATGGGCGTTGAAATGTACACCGGCGCAAGGTTTTTTGTAATGACCGGAAATCTTTGCTCCGAGTACACTGACATTGAAAATATCACCGAAACCGTGAAGCCGTTTTATGAAACATACCGGACAAATACCAAAAATAAACCCAGAAATGCACCGGAACAGCTGCCGCTTTTATCCGGAAATTGTACCGCAAATGAAGTCATTGAACGTGCTTCAAAATCGCGTCAGGGCGCAAAGTTTTCTGCGTTATATTCCGGCGACATTTCCGGCTATGAATCGCAGAGTGAAGCGGATATGGCGTTCTGCAATATGCTTGCATTCTGGTGTCAGGGCGACATTGTTCTGATGGATGAAATTTTCCGGAAAAGCGGATTGATGCGCGAAAAATGGGACAGAAAACAGTCCGGCACGACTTACGGCGCGATCACACTGCAGAAGGCTGTTGACAGCGTGACAGCCGGTTATTCCGTCCGCCCTCCGAAATCAGAGGGCGGTGATTACAGCATCACCATCAAGAAAACAAACCAGCATATACCGGCAGGCGTACATGGGAAAATGTATTCCTTTGACGATACCGGCAATGCACAGCGCATGATTGACCTGTTCGGCGAGACGCTGCGATTCTGCTATACAGACCGGACATGGATGTATTATGCGGACGGCAAATGGTTCTTTGACAAGACCGGATATATCCGGCAGCTGGCAGACAGCGCGACCGAAGCGCAGGCGGATGAACGCATCCTGTTTGCGCATGATGAGGATTTGCTGAAAGCATTTGACCGGCATCTGAAGAAGTCGCGGAGCTTTCAGGGAAAGAGCAATATGATACGCGAGGCGGAGCATTATGTTCCGATCATGCCGCAGTCGCTCGACCGGAATCATGCCGTGATCGGCGTGAAAAACGGCATCATTGACCTGAAGACCGGTCAGCTTTACCCGCACGACAGAGAAGCGTTCATTACAAAGCAATGCCCAGTCGCGTATCATCCGGACGCGCCCTTCCCCCAATTGTGGGTGCAGTTTCTGAGCGACATTTTTGACGGTGACAAGTATATGATCGACTACATTCAGAAGTGCATCGGCTATTCGCTTTCCGGATCGACGGCGGAGCAGTGTGCATTCTTTCTGTACGGCACGGGCAGAAACGGCAAATCGACATTTCTGGAAATCGTGCGCTGGATTCTTGGCGACTATGCAACGAATATCCAGCCGCAGACGATCATGGTCAACCCGAAATCCGGCAATGCACCGTCCTCGGATATCGCACGGCTCAAAGGTGCACGGCTGGTGACCTCGGTTGAACCGAATGAAGGAATGCGGCTCGATGAGGGACTATTGAAGCAACTGACCGGCGACGATACCGTGACGGCGCGAAAAATGTACTCGGACGAGTTTGAATTCAAGCCCGAGTTCAAGCTGTGGATGGCGATGAACTATAAGCCGTTCATCCGCGGCACGGATACCGGCATCTGGAGACGCATCCATCTGATCCCGTTTGAGGTGCAGATTCCGCCGGAAAAGGTGGACAAGCACCTGAAGCACAAGCTTGCAAAGGAAGCGGAAAGCATTCTCTGCTGGGCGGTGCAGGGCTGTCTCCGATGGCAGCGGGAAGGGCTGACAATGCCGAAACGCGTACAAGATGCCGTGCGTGATTAT